AGGTTGTACTTGAGGCTGAGGTCAACAAGTACCTCGATAACGTCAAGAAGGCGGAGAAGGCAGCGTCCGACGCGGGGGCAGCGGCTGAGGCGGCCGGGAAGAAGGTTGACCAGGCGCAGCAGCAGGCGGCCGGAGCGACGGACAAGGCCGCCGAGGCGAACAAGAAGCACGGCGCCTCCGGGGAAGAGTCAGCGAAGGGTTCGGAGAAGTCAGCCGAGGCCAGCAAGAAGGACGCCGAGTACAAGAAGAAGCAGGCGGAATCGGCTGAGACTGCCGGGAAGATCCTGGTGGGCTTCGGTGCCAGCACTGTGGCAGCCCTCGGCGCTTCGGCGAAGGCCGCGATGGACTGGGAGTCCGCGTGGGCTGGTGTCACCAAAACGGTCGACGGTTCCCCTGCCCAGATGGCGGAGCTCGAGCAAGGGCTCCGCGGGCTGGCCAAGACGCTGCCCACCAGCCATGAGGACATCGCCGCTGTCGCCGAAGCTGCGGGCCAGTTGGGTGTGAAGCGGCAGGACATCCTTGCCTTCACGAAGACCATGATCGACCTCGGCGAAACCACGAACCTCACCGCCGACGAGGCCGCCACGAACATCGCCCAGATCGCTAACGTCATGGGCACCAAGGGCGACGACATCGACAACTTCGGGGCAACCCTTGTGGCGTTGGGTAACGCAGGTGCTTCCACGGAGAAGGAAATCCTCTCCATGGCGCAGCGCATCGCTGGCGCCGGTAAGCTCGTCGGCGCATCGGAATCGGACGTGCTGGCCCTGTCCAACACGCTAGCGTCCATGGGCGTCAACGCTGAACTTGGTGGCGGTGTCACCACCCGTGTGCTGCTGAAGATGTACTCCGCCGTCCAGGGCGGCGGCAAGCAGCTGGACGCTTTCGCGAAGGCGGCCGGCACCAGTGCTGAGGACTTCGCTAAGTCATTCCGCACCAGCCCGGTCGCGGCCCTGGAAATGGTCACCAAGGGCATGGCCCGCACCAAGGAAGAAGGCGGCAACGTCGTCGCCCTCATGTCCGAGATGGGCATGAAGGGCACCGAGGAAATGCAGGTCATGCTGTCCCTCGCCGGCGCCGGTAACCTGCTCTCCGACTCGCTGAAGCTCGGCAACCAGGCGTGGGAAGAGAACACCGCCCTGATCAATGAGGCGACCAAGCGGTACGAGACGACCGAGTCCAAGGTCAAGGTGGCTTGGAACAACATCAAGGACGCGGCCATCGATGCCGGCGCCGTGATGCTGCCAGCCATCCAGGGTATCGCTGAGAACGTGTCGGGCCTGGCGCAGGGGTTCGGGAACCTCCCCGCTCCGCTGCAGGGCGCCGTCACTGGCCTCGGCGGTGTTGTGGGTGCTGCTGCCCTGGCAGGTGGCGGGCTGATGCTGCTGCTGCCCAAGGTCAAGGACGGCATCGAGGCGTTCCAGACGCTGAACACCCGGGCGGACGGCAGCAGCCGTGGCCTCGGCAAATTCGGCGCCGCTGCCGGCCTCGCCGCTACCGCGTTCATGGGCTTTGAGATCATCAAGTCCGTCCACAACAGCATGCAAGAGGCTGACCGCTCCACGGAGCAGTGGACGCAGGATCTCATCAAGCTCGCCAAGCAGAGCGACTCCATGGACGGAGCGTTCAAGGAGATCGGCGCGAAGGAGTTCGAAGGGGAGATTTCAAACGCCGGGCAGGCCCTGAAGAAGGCCATCCACCAGGACTTCAACTCCGCGATCGAGTCCTTCGGCGCCACCGTCCTCGGTGTGGACAACGGCATGGCCAAGATCAACAAGGCCTTCGAGAACGCTGACAAGTCCATCGCCGGTGCAGCCACCTCGGGGAACCTTGACCTCGCAGCCCGTGGCTTCAAGGCCATCGCTGGCTCCGCCAAGGACTCGGGTGTGTCGGTGGAGGAGACCGCCAAGCGGTTCCCGAACTACCTCAACGCACTGCGGGACCAAGCGAACCAGGCCAAGGTCACTGTGAGTGAAACGGACCTGCTGAAGTGGGCCATGGGCGAGGTCCCACCGGCGATGCAGAAAGCCGCTGAGGGGTCAGGGAAAGTCGCTGAAGAACTGGTCAAGGTGCAAGGCGCCACCGGTCAGACGATTCCGATCACCAAGGAAATTGCCAAGGCTCTGGAGGAACTCGGCCTCTCCGCTGACGGCACGATCACGAACATCGCCAATTTCACGCAAGCGCTGGTCAACGCTGGCCTGCTCACGCTTTCCTCACGCGATGCCACGGCAAAGTTCGAGGAGGGCCTTGACGCCCTTGACGGCAAGATCAAGAACATCATGGCCACCGAACAGGCCCATGGTGGCGTGCTGAACCAGAACCGCACAGACCTCGACCTGACGACCGAGGCGGGCCGGGCAGCTAACGGTGTCCTGCAGGAGATGACAACTGCCGGCATCAACGCCGCTGTGGCGATGGCCAAGAACGGCGAGTCACAAGACGCGGTGCAGGGTCAGCTCGGCAAGACGTATGACGCAGCAGTGAAGACCTTCGAGGGCTTCGGGCTGAGCGAGCAGGGCGCTATCGACCTCACCCGGGAGATTCTCCATATCCCGCCGGGTGTTGATGTGAAGTCGTGGATGTCTGATGAGGCCAAGCGGATGGCTCAGCAGACCACTGGCGAACTCGACAAGATCGACGGCCGCGTTGTCCGGACCTACACCGAAAACGTCGAGCGGAACATCAAGATCCTTGAAACGCAGGTACGAGGGGGCGGTTCCGCGGACGATCCGTCCATGACCGCACTCGACCCACGCAGCCATTCCGGCGGTGGGGCGATCCTGAAGCGGGCTGGCGGAGGCGAAGTGTGGGGCTCTGGCACCAGCACCAGCGACGAAGTGCCGCTATGGGGTTCTCCGGGTGAGTACATGCTCGACAAGGGAGACGTCAACAAGCTAGGCGGCCCGCGGGAAATCGACCGCTGGAGGGCAACACTCCGCAATGGCGACCGGTTACCAGCACTGGCAGGCGGCGGATCCGTTGCCACCGGAGTGGCGTCCCGCGTCCTCATGCCGCAGGTCATGACCGCCCCAACGGTCAGCTTGGAAGGACTCACAGTCAACGTCGTGAACCCCTTCACCGGCGAGCAGGTCCGTGGCGTCGTCGCAACGGTTGCCAGGCAGGAAGCAGCGGGTGTTGTAAGCACCGCAGACGCTCAATCGCAGTACAGAAGGAGGGGCCGCTGATGGTGGCTGTCATTGCTGAAGCCCTGGCCGATGCGGAGTCCGCGCCGGCCGGGGTCACCATCACCGGGCTCGGTGTCGGGGATTCGCTGGTCACGGTGTGGCGGTCCTACGACGATGTCCGGGAGGCTGTGCCGGGGTATCGGCGGGTGGTGATGAATGATGCGTCGTTCTTCACCGATCACTTCCCACCGCTGAACCGTCCGGTTCGGTACGAGGTGGAGGTCCTCTCCGGACCATCGGGCGCAGCGCGGGCCACCGCGGATCCGGTGACCGTGCACTCCGATACGGGGTTCATCATGGACGCGCTGCTGCCCCACAACGCGGTCCCGGTCGTTGGTGAGCGGCGGACCAACGGCGACGTCTACCTCCGCTCCCCCGCCCTGTCGTCGCTGGAGTACAACGCCGACATCTCCATCTTCAAGATCATGGGCTCCGACAAGCCCATGGCTTTGTTCGGGCAGCGGATGGCGGAGATGGGACTCGACACGTCCCTCGGGACACGCTCCGCGGCGGAGAACGCACGGTTGAAGAACCTGCTGAAGTCCACCGCGCAGCTCGTGTTCCGGCCCCTCCCGGAATGGGGCGACATCGGGCTGCCTGGCGTCATGTACCTCGCCAACGCCAAAGCCACCCAGGTCCCGGTGAACGTCCTCATGGGCGGCGAGCTGACGTGGTGGGACCTGCAGTCCGACGTCGTCGCCGCACCGGCCATCCGCGTGCTGACCGCCACCTTCACCTGGGGGGATGTGGCGATTCTCTACAACACCTGGGGCGACAAACAGGCCGCCGTTGAGGCTGCCGCCGCAGCAGCAGGCGAAGCACCTACCTGGTTGTTCGACCTCAAACATCCTCTCGGTTAGGAGCCCTCTCTTGCGCCTCATTGACGAACAGACTTTGCAGGCGCTGGAGGGCTCCCGACCGGCGGACACGGTCACGGCCTGGGCTTGGCGGGCAGGCTCCCTCGTGGTCCCGGAGCCGCTGCAGATCATTGACTGGTCCGCGCAGGACGCGGCCGGGGACAGCGTCAACGTCGGGCAGCAACTCAGCTTCACCGTGGCGGATCCGGACGGCACCCTCGGGGCGTGGCGGCTGGACGACCCCCTGGGTGTGGCCGGCACGGAACTTCGGGTGATCTACAACGTCGGCGGCGCCGGGGCCGTGAACTATGGCAAGTTCCGGGTGACCGGCAACGAACCCTACGAGGTCACGACCTCCTACGTGGTGGACGAGTACGGCTACATCGAACCGGACGGCGACCTGCCACCGCACAAGCGCCGCAAGTACGTCACCAAGGCCTACGTGAAGCTCGACGTCGTGGACCTCACCGGCAGGGCCAACCTCGACAAGCTCGAAGCGCCCCAGTCCCCCGGCGAGGGGGCGACGGCGATCTCCGAGTTCCGGCGGCTCACGCAGCGGCACTTCCCCGTTGTCGTGGATCCCGGCGTTGTGGATGCCTCGGTCTCCACGCTGCTGGTGTTCGACAAGGGCGAGCGGATGAACCACTGCCAGGACCTCGCCTCCCGCCTCGGTGCCCGGTACCGGATGGGTGGCGACGGGGAGTGCCACATCTACCCGCGCAACACGGACCCGGTGTGGACGATCGAGCCGGGCAAGTCCCTGGTGAAGGTCACCCGCAAGCAGTCCTCTGATGGGCTGTACAACCGCTGGGTGGTGGAGGGCAAGGACGCCGGCAACGAGGGCGCCCCGATCCGTGGCGTCGCTTCCATCACGTCCGGGCCGCTCCGCTACGACGGGCCTCACGGGCGGGTCCAGTTCTTCTACTCGTCCGAGATGATCACCAACCAGGCCGACGCCGACAACTACGCCAGGAAGCTGCGGGACGAGTTCCTGCAGTCCCTAGCCGTGGAGCTGTCCATTGAGACCATCCCCTGGCCGCAGGGCCAAGCCGGGGACCGCGTCGTCGTCGGCTGCCCCGTGGCGGCCGGGCACGTCGCCTACTTCACCGGAGAGGTCACCAGTATCCGCCGCGGAGGTAACCCAGTCCCGGACGGCACCAGCCTGAAGGTCCAGTGCTCACTGGCCGAAGTCATCGAAGGGCTCTCCCGCACCGACTGGGCCCAACACCTCACCGGGGAGATCCCGGAACTGACCTGGGACCGGATGCCCGGCACGTGGGGCAGCTTGCCTGACATGCCGTGGAACACGATAGGGAGGTCCTGATGGCCGGCTTCGACAAGACCCGGGCGCAGATCCCCGGCGGCGGCCTGGGGCTGGAGTTCGGAACCGCCTACTGGAACGGGACCGCATGGTTTGTCCGGACCACCGTGGGGAACCTAATCTCCGCCCGATGGCTGGACCCCATCCAGCCCATGCAGGACGGGCCCCTCGTCTACGTCGTCATCAAAGACGACTACGGACTTGCGTCAGCGCTGGTCCTGGGCGGCTATACCGAACGGCCCCGGCCCTCCACCGGCACGGTCCAGGACGTCATCCCCGCAGGGGTGGCAACCCAGATCGTGATCGAGGGCGACGACGAGCAGACCTACATCACTGACCGGTTCATCGGCTCGTACGCCATAGCGGACCAGGTGTACCTGACGTGGGACGCGGCCAAGCCAACGATCATCGGCAAGGTCCCCTCCGTGGCCGTCATCCCTCCAACCACACAGACCGTCCCAGCCGCTGCGGTGATGCCCGGATCCACGACGTTGGTGGCCACGGCATCGGACACCTACTGGGCGCCGGGCGGGTGGGGTAGCTGGGCGGCCCGCGGTGAAAAGGTCTACACCGGCACCCAGTCCGGGCAGACCGTCATCGGCGCGTGGTTCTACGGTGCACCCCGCCCGGAGCTCGCCGGGAAGACCATCAACCGGATCCGCTTCTACCTCCCGGCAAGGCTGCCCGGCGTCGGCAACTACAACTCATCTGCGGCCGTCAACATCTACGCACACACGTCCGGCTCCCGCCCCGGCGGCGACGTCTCCCGGGTGGCAGGTCCCCTGACCATCACGATCCCTCCAGGGTTCGGCGGCGTCTGGGTGGACCTCGACCCGGCCGTGTTCGGCCCGGCACTCGTGGCCGGCGGTGGCATCAGCATCGCGGGCGGCCCCTACGTGGGATTCGTGTCCCGACTCGACAACCCGGAAGCCGGGAAAACCATTATTGATTGGAGCGCCTGATGCAGGTACGCGATAACGGAGGCAAGGTCATCACCAACTCCGATGACTACAACCCCGCCGAACAGTTCGCAGAGATGGTCGACTCCCTCTCCGTCATCACTCCCGTGCCCAACTCGGGCGCCCGTGACCTGCTCCTCAAATGGGTAGGCCGCACCATACGCCGGCTCGACCTCTCCGGCTCCCTGGAGTACTGGGACGGCACCCAGTGGATCCCCGACTTGATCTCCACCATCTGGTCGAACACGGGGTCATTCATCACCCCTGCCGGCGGTGGCCCCGGTGCGCTGACGCTGGAGACTGCGATCTCGCAGAACCCCTCGTTCGTCACCTCACCCGCGTCCAACCAGATCAAGGTAGCCCTCTCCGGCGTTTACTCGCTGACGTGGAATGCTGGCGGCCTCGCCAGCGCGTCCGGGTACATGGCGATCAAGAACGCCACGGCCACGGGCACCTACGCCATCAACAACTTCCCGGCATCGGGCGAGCAGTCCGTGAGCATCCCGAACCTGTACCTCGCTGCGGAAGCGGTCGTGACGTTCGTCATGGGCCCATCCAAGGACATCACCATCGGCTCGACAATCCGTGTAACGAAGGTGGCGTGATGAAACGGCTCGGGATTCTCAATCTTCCCCCAAGTAAACGTGTGGTCATCGGCCGGAACATCACCCTCACGGCTGGGGCCATTTACGCACTGTCCAGGTTCCTCTACTACGCCACAGTCAACCCCGCCGAACTCTCCCCAGCGCAGGACCTGTTCACACTGAACGGCCACATCATCGGTGTCTGGACTGGCGTGTGGTTCGCCGCCGCCGTGTTCTGCGTGGTGGACATGATCAACCGGCACACCCGCCACGGACTGTCAGCGGTCGCGGCCATCGCGTTCGGCTGGGGCATGGGCTACCTGCTCGTGTGGGTGTTCACAGGCTTCACGGATTTCAGCTTGTTCTCTTCCGCGATTAGTTGGCTGACACCGGCGGGGCTCGCGTTCGGGCTACTCCTGAAAGTTACTGCGCTGCAGGACATGCTGAAAATGGCCGCAGATCTAAGGCGGGCCAATGACTGAATGGGCGGCCATAGCTACTGCGATCGTTGGTGTGCTGAGCATCGCGGCGGGCGTGGTCACCATGATGATCCAGCACAAAGGCAAACCTGAGAACGCGCTGATTGATCAGCTGCAGCAGGAAATGAAAATCATGCGGGACCGGATGGACGGTTTCGAAGCCCGGGACCGCGTTTACCTACCGCATATCTTGCGGCTGAACCTGCACATTGAGCAGGGCCTCGGGCCGCCGGCGCCGAAGATCCCCAAGGTGATCGCCACTTATCTAGCGCAACAGGAGGACGACGAGTAATGGGTGACTATTGTCCCGGAGCCACACAGGTTCCGCAGTCAGGCGGTGGCGGGCTAGATACTTCGTTGCCTCCCCGCGCAGTTTGGCACATAACCTGGGATGCGCTCAAACCTGACGGTTCACAGCCGCAGTTCTCCGCCGTTGCCAACTACTTGAAGAACCAAGGGTATTGCCCGCACATCATGTGGAACCCGTTCACGGGATACATCGAGCAGTACTACCCGGCATCCCAGTCCGCCCGCGCCCTAGCCGCATGGAACGGTGACGGCGCCGCCTGCGTGCAGATCGAGGTCTTCTTCACCCCTGGTTGCGTTGTGGACGGCGTCAAGTACAACACCGTGGCCGACACCCCGCTGAAGGGCTTGGACCAGATCCTGGGATGGCTGGACGGCTTCGGCATACCCCGCACATGGCCTCTCGGTTCCCCGCAGTGGCAGGGCAACAGTCGTGATGCCTCTGTCTGGAACGCGAACGGCGGCCACTACGGGCACTGCCACGTGCCGGACAACACCCACACCGACCCAGGCCCCATGCCTGCCTTCACTGGCACCATCACGACCCAGAGCGCAACCATCACACCCTCGGAGGATGAATTGTCCGCAGCAGAAGTGCAGCAGATCAACGAAACAACACAGGCGATCGCCAACAACGTTTTTGATCGCCTCATGAAGGAACTTGCTCCCGTGGTTGCTGATGCAACCCTCACGAAGCAAGTCCCGTACAAGGACCCTGTGACCGGGCAGAACACCAGCCAGACGACTTCCCTTGCCACCCTCGCAGGGTTTGGCGACTTCCAGCACACCGCCACCAGGTCAACGCTCCTGGCCGCCGTGCGCGGCATCGTGGACGCTGTGAAGGCGGCACCGGGCCCGGACGCAGCCAAGGCGGCAGAGGACGCTTACAACGCCTTCGCCGCCAAGCTTGGGGCCATCAAGGTCACTGTGACGGCCGGGGGCGAGTGATGGGCGACCACATCGCAGCAGTCTCGTCCCAGGAGCGTAGCCCGTGGGCAGCCGTCCGCCGCACCCTCGCCGCCATCGTCTCCGCCATCGCGGTCATCAACGGCATCGTGGCGGTTGTTATCGACGTCCTGGAACCGTACAACGGGCAGCTCCCGGCGTGGGTGTTCCCGGCCCTGAACGGAATCCTGGTCGCCACGGCGCTGCTGGCCACCATCGTCACCCGCGTGCTGGCCATGCAGAAGGTCAACGACTGGCTCCGCGAATACCTGCCGCTGCTCGCACCAGAGGGCAAGCCAAACCAGTAGGAGGCCGGCCATGGCCGTAGAGGAAACCCCGCTCGGCTTCCTGAAGCCTGATGGGAACGAGCGGGTCCGGGACGGCGAGAACGTTATCGCCACCAACGCGCAGAAGGCGCAGGACCTGATCGCCGCCTTGCAGGAGCGCCTTCCTGCTCATTACGACGGCGGCACCCCATCAACGGTGTACGCCACAGAACAATTCATGGATGGAGGTGGTGTCTGATGGCGCAGCGTATCCAGCTTCGCAGGGGCACGGCAGCAGAGTGGACCGCAGCTAACCCGGTGCTTGCCGTGGGTGAGCCGGGTGTTGAGACGGACACGGGCAAGCAGAAGTTCGGCAACGGCACCTCAGCCTGGACCGCGCTGCCCTACGCCTCCAAGGGCGACCAGGGCATCCCCGGCGTGGCTGACGACGCCTCAGTGAAGACCCTCATCAACAACCCGGCCAGCCAGACGGCAGGGGCACTTTCTGCCACTTATGCCCCACGATGGAAGGCGAACACGGCGTATGCTGCGGGCGTTGCGGTGCTGAGCCCGGCGGGCGACATCGTTACGGCCAAGACAGGGTTCACGTCCGGCGCGTCCTACGATGCGGCGAACTGGAACCTATCTCCCGGAGTCACCGCAAACATTCCAGTGGACGGCGGGCAGACCCTCGCTGCAAAGATCGGCATGCTCGCAGGCCCCGCCACCGTTGCCCTATTGGGCGATTCCACGGGCAACGATGACACCGAGTGGTTCCGCACCATGCTCAACTCGTTGGGCACGTCGAACCCGAAGGTCGGCATTGACTACCGGGTGTGGAACGACACCAGCAAAACGTACCCGGCGCCGACAACGATCCAAGCGGGAACCCAGGACGGCATGGTTGTCAAGGACACCTTCACCCGCACCGGGGCGCTTATCGGTTCCCTCCCGGACACCGGCCCGGCCTGGTACGGCGACGCAGGCGCGGACGCCCAGTACACCATGAGCGGTTCGGCCCTGACCTTTACCGGGACAACGTTGGCGGGCTACTTCGCATACCCCGGCGGGGACGGAAAGCAGAAGGTGTCAACGAACTTCACCTTCTCTGCAGCAGGGGCCAGCACCACGCTCCGCCTGTACGGCCTGTACAAGGACGCCAACAACTACGTCGCCATCTTCATCACGTTCGGGGCCAGCCAGATTACTTGGACCATCACCAAGAAGATCGCAGGGACGTTCGGTACGGTGGCAACCGGCACGGCTAACCCGTTCGCCTACACCGGGGCAACGTTCGCCGCATCCATCACGGTCAACGGCACCGCCGTCACCGCGGTGGTCAACGGCGTCACCCTCAACGGCACGCTGCTGGCCGGAGACGTGACCGCCCTGGCGACAACCACCCCGGCAGGCGGCATCAGCTTCAACGTCGTTGGCGGCTCCGCTGATGACTTCCAGATCGACCGCGTAGGCACCACCGCTGCCATGCAGCTCAGTGCCTACAACGGCTCAGTCCCGGGCACCGGCACTGCGGAAGCACTTGTCAACCTTGACCTTGGGATCCTGCCCGTGGCCCCTGACTTGGTCTTCATCTCGTTCTCACACAACCACGGCGCGGACACCGGGGCGGTGTTTGCCGGGAAGCTGATGGACGTGGTAACGAAAGTTCGGTCGAAATGGCCAAACGCAGGTATCGCTATCAGCTCGCAGAACCCGAGGATCACCCCGGCTGCGAACATCACTGACCATGCGGCCAGGAATGTGGCGGCGCGGGCTTTGGCGAAGCAGCGGAATTGGGGTTACGTACCTGCCTTCGAGCGGTTCATGGTGCAGCCGAACCTGTACGTGCTGATCAACACCACGGACGGCGTCCACCCCGTCACGGCGGGGTCGCTGGTATGGCGGGACGCGGCGCTTTCTTACCTGAATTTGATGAAGCCGGACGCTCTAGTTCCCGGCAATCCCACCCTTTCCGTTACGTATAACGATGACGGCTCCGTAGCTTCAACGTCCGAGAACGGCGTGTTGACCACGTTCACCTATAACACTGACGGCACCGTGAATACCCAGACCCGCGCCGGGGTCACCAAGACCTTTAGCTACGATGCCAACGGCAACGTGACAGGAGCTGCATAACGATGGACGTTGTAACCCTCGGCATGGCGAAAGCCGACGCCAAGAAAAACCAGATGCCCACCCCGTCGCCTGTGGCACCAGCAAACCCGGCCCCGAATCAGCTATGGCTTTCCAGCGCCCTGAAGGATCTGCGCATCCCTAAGGCCCCGCAGCTTCGGCAGGCGATCCTTACCAAGACGCTCTCATGGGAGAGTGCGGCACTCCAGGAGGCCTCAACATGGATTGCCAACGGCAAGTACAACATGATCTTCGCATCAGGCGGCGGTCAGGGTTACGCTTCCTGCCCCCTCACCTCAGACCCGACAAAGCCGGCTAACTGGACCAAGTACGCCACGGCGGCCGTCATCCCCGGAGCCAACCACGCTTCTGTCTACGTGGAAGGCAACACGGTCTACTGTTTCGCAAACGTTCAGGCGGACAAGACGATCAAGGTTTACACGTCGGACATCTCAGACCCACTGACCTGGTCCGCGGGCACTACCGTGATGACGCTGCCGGCCGGTAACAACGCGTTCGGCAACACCTTTATCGTCAAGGACGCCGGCACCTACTACATGTTCATCGAGTACCAGGTCACGGCGACCGGGCGGTGGCAGATGGGGCAGGCGTCTTCCTCGACGCTCACGGGCACCTACACCTTGATTCCCGCCGCGACGCTCATGCAGTCTTTGTGGCCGGACTCGGACCACCAGGGCAGCGGCGGCGCTTCAGTGTTCAAGGAAAACGGCGAGTGGGTTATGTATTACCACTCGTCAATGAACTGGAACGGCCTCCTGCCCTCTGAGGCATACCGGGCCACGGCTCCCTCCTTGGGTGCTGACAACTGGACGTTGACCGACAACAAGCAGCCGATCATCCGCCGCGTCACTGCCTACGAGGTGGACCAGGTAGCTGACGTTGAACTGTGCCGCACCCCGTCCGGTGTGACTTACGTCTTCTGGACCGGCATGCATAACCGGAGCACAGCCAACGGCTTTGTCGGCGCACTTCACTGCGCGGTAGCTCTCCCCACGTTGAAGCGCTGGGACGGCAACGCCTGGGTTAACGCCGAGACGTTCGATGACGCCTCGGGCAACATCCACACCCCCAAGAAACCCAACACCCAGATGATGACCGCGGACCTTTCCGGAACATCCACCACGTTCGCAAACGCTGGCGTATCGGTTGGCACTATCAACAACGGCCCGGACGTGGAAGTCGAACTGCGAGGCATCATCACCCACACCGGAACCGCAGGCGACCGCATCAGCTTCCAGGTCACCAGGGCTGGAGGTGCAGGCGTCCCGCTGGGCTCCGTGGTGTCCGACGGCTCAGGACGCCCCATGGTCGTCGTGGCAGTCTGCAAGTACACCCAGCTAACCATCGGGCAATATGCGGGCTACACGCTCCAGTACAAGGTCAGCGCCGGCACCGTGAACTGCCGGCCTGTAGCGCAGGTCGGCACTGAACACATGAGCCTGAAAGTGACCGATTCTGCTTACCCCTACTAGGGCTTGAATCGACCGGTTAAGTTCCCCAACTGAAATGCGACGTTTGCCCCCATCCTCCATGTGAGGGTGGGGGCTTTCGTTCGTTCTACCCTGTTGGGGTGGACGTGATGGAGGAGATGCGGCGGGCAGCCGCGGTGCAGGGGGCTCTGGCCCGTGCACCGGGTGGGGCGGTCCAACTGCTGGACCCGCGCCCGCTTGTCCGTGTACGGGTCGTCTACGGCCGGGCCATCGCCGCGACGCCCACGCACATCCTTCACGAGTGGGTCCGGTATGGCGAGTATCACTGCCGGTGGGATGAGAAGTGGCAGGTGGAGAGGGTCGATCCGGGCGCCTGGCTGGGCGAGTCTCTGGACTGACAGCGCTAGAGGGACACTCAAGAGGGCTTGAATCCGCCGTCCGAGGTGTCCGGCTTCCAGGCGTATCCCTTTGCTTCCCTGCCGCGCAATTCCTTCCTAAGGGCGATTAGCGAATCCATTCCGCCCATAGCAAGGACATCTTCCTTTGATAGGACCCATTGGGTTTCCGACTGCGGAAGTTCGGAAGGACTACTGGGGCCCGGAGTGGTAGTGGGATCAATCGGCATTTCGTTCCAACTCCTCCAGCTGGGTTCTGATACTTCGGATCGCGTCCCGTACGGCGGGGATCATGACGTGTCTTTCCTGTTTCGGTGATTCGGGAAGTGGTGCGCCGTGGAAGAGATCCTCAACGCTGGCATTCAGTACGTTGCAGATGGCAACTACTTCCGCCGCCCCGAATGCCCTCTTGCCAGTCTCGGCTTGAGAGACCGTGGACCCGGACCAGACCTCCCGGCCCAGCTCTTGGCTAATGCGTACCCCAAACTCTTTCTGGGTCATGCCGCGCCGCTTCCGGTAGAGCGCAATGTTGGTCCCGATAGTCAACGGGACACTCTCATAATCAAGGTTCATATAAACATCTTAGGCGAAATACAGATCCAGCGCTAGCCAAAGAAGCACAAAGAAGGGTAAAATTAGATAGCCCCGGAGGTGCTGGACACACCACCCGGGGCCTAACCGACTCACTTATTCTCAGTAAGGAGAGGCTGCCGACATGGTATCCAGATTCAAAGACCTTCCGCCATACTTCCAGGAACGTGCCGAGGTTACCGACGACGGCTGCTGGACATGGACGCTGGCCCTAAACCACAACGGCTATGCCGAGTGCAAGCCGATGATGGGGACCAAGAGGGCGCACCGGATCACGTACATGCTTCTTGTCGGCGAGATCCCGGAAGGGCTCGTGCTGGACCACCTATGCCGGGTGCGGCATTGCATTAACCCTGACCACCTGGAGCCGGTGACCGACCGGGAGAACCTTGACCGGGGCTTTGCCTTGATTACTGCTTGCCCGCAAGGCCACGAGTACACGCCCGAGAATACCTACCTGAAGCCATCGACAGGCACCAGAGAGTGCCGCCGTTGCCGCGCCATCCAGAGGCTCAAATACAAAGCCACACAGGCTGCGTAGTCCCTCCCGGCTGGGAGAAATTTGGGAGACCCAGCCGCAGCGCTGCGCTTAATGGCACTGTCACTTGTCTAGATTTCCCTATCCATACCTAGAAGTACCTCGCTAGGTTTACCTCGAACGCTGCTACGAAAACGGCACGAAAAACCCCGCCATTCCGGGGAAGTTTCCAGAATGGCGGGGTTAGACAAATCAGTGGGTCCTACCGGGATCGAACCGATGACATCCACGGTGTAAACGTGGCGCTTCGGCCAGTGGTGGCGCGGAAGTTCAGGCGCTTTGGGAGGAATTTGGTAGGCCTACGACGCGCAAATTTGGATGTGGGGGGCCAGCAGGGAGTCCATTCTGGCGGCGACGTCGGAGAGTTCCTGGTCGAAAAGCCCGGCGTAGATGTCGAGGGTGAGGGCTGCGGAGGCGTGGCCCAGCATGCGTTGGACTGACTTCACGGAGGCGCCGGAGTGGACGGCCAGGGAGGCTGCGGTGTGGCGGAGGTCGTGGACCCAGAGGTCCAGCGGCAGCCCGGCGACGGCGACAGCTGGGTCGTAGGTTCGGGTCTTGAAGTTGTTCGAGCGCATCCACTTCCCCCGCTGGGTGGGGAACACGAGCCCGTCCCTGCCGAGGCCCTGGACTTTGGTCCGGAGGCGCTCGGCAACGAACGTGGTGAGAGGAACGTCGCGGGGCTCGCCGTTCTTGGGCGGGCCGACGACCATCTTCCCGTCCGCCTCGGTCACGGACCGGGACACCCGCACCCGCAGCCGGCGGAGATCCACGTCCCGGCCGCGCAGCTCGGCCGCTTCCCCGAACCGCAGCCCGGTCGTGGCGAGGAACCACACCAAGTCCTCATCATGCTTGCCGATCGCTTGGGCGAGGTCCCGGACCTGGTCCACCGTGAGGTAAATGTGCTCACGCTTGCGGCCCTTGGGTAGGTTGACGCCGGTGGCTGGGTTCACCTGCAGCCGGCCTTCGCTGATGCACCAGTTCAGGAAGTTCCGGAACCGGCCATAGATCGTCTCGACCGTGCGGGGCGCCTTGGTCATCCCGGCCACCCATGCCTGGACGTCGGCTCGGGTGACGTCGGCGAGGACCCACTCGCCCCAGTAGGGCCGGATCGTCGCGGAGATGTCCGTCCTTGTTGTCGCCAGGGTGGAGGGTTTGAGGTGCACGAGCGAATCGAACCACGGGCCCAGCAGGTCACCGATGTAGACGCGGCCGAGGTCCTTGGAAACGTAAGTCCCTGACCTTTGGTTGTGGTCCACGTTGGTCAGGTGTGCCTTGGCCGCGTCCTTGGTCCGGAAGGCTTTCTTCCGCTCCCGGCCCGCTTCGGTCCAGACGGCCTGCCAGCGGGAGCCCTTCCCGTAGAGGCTGGTGCGGGTGCCGTCTTTCAGGACCCACCTGTCATCGACCCGGGCCATGGCTACATCCTTCCGGTGAGCCGGGCGAGTGCCCGGAATTCTTCCTTGGGGAGGTTGTCGACGTACGCCTGTACAACCGCGGGTGTGGTGCCGAGGTGCTCGGCGATGACTGACACGCGGTGGTCGATCATTGCCGCGCCGAGGAATGTCCGGGCTGTTATTGTCAGCCTGGCTGTCCTTTTGTCGGCGAGGTCGCACCTGTTCGGGCAGGTGGTGTTGTAGTAGGCGTGGCCTTTGTGGTGTGCCTCTTTGTGCTGTTCGTTCAAGATCGTTCCCCAACGTCTGTGCCGCCCCCAGCGGGTGACTAGATCAGGGTACGACTTTCCCTAGATTTCCCCAATTGTCGGTGGTCCGTGGTAGCCGTCCACCGGGTGGATGAATCGCCTAGGACTCGCCGTTGAGCCGGTATTTATAGTTACGAAAACGATACGAAAGCTCGGCGAGGAGTTCCTCGTCGGACAAGTGTGAAGCCTTTGTGACGTGTGACTTGTCGCCGCCGTTCTCGATGTCCTGGAAGGACGGTTCGCCGGCTCCGCGGCGCATCTCTTCGAGGGTCACCTGGTCCGGGGAAAGGTTCTCGTGATCCTCGAATACTTCACGGATGGCGCCGGTCCGCCAGCCCAAACCCTTTTCAACCTTGGCCTGCGCGAGGTCCTGCACCATCCGATCACCGCGCTCCATGGTCCGGACCGTTTGGACGTTCAATCCGACGTCCTTGGCGAACATGTTCTGTGAGCGCTGGAGTTCGGCGCGGGCGATCTGTATGAGGTGCCCAAGGTGCTTGAGGGTTTCTGATTCGTTCACACGTTCATGGTGGGCGTGAATCTAGGGAATGTCCAACGTACATATAGCGGGAAACCTACCTGTTTCAGGGGAAACTCCCAGCGTAATTTCAGGGATGTAATTTTTGGTTGACCTGCGGAAACACCCTTTTTAGGCTGCTTTCCCTAGCTTTGTCTGGACACTTTCCCTAACTTTCCCTATGCTTGTTCCATGCCTACACCGACAAAGAAATCCCTCAAGCAAACACCCAACTATCCCGTTGACCAGGACTGGGAACGGGTCGGGGCGACTCTCCGCCTGATCCGCACAACTCACGGCGTCACGCAGGACGAATTGGCCACGGCCATCGGTTTCGTGCGCGGCGCGTCCGTGGCGCAGATCGAGCTGGGCCTCAAGCCACTGACCGACGAAAAGCTACTGAAGGCTGCCGAGTTCCTGGGCGTCCGCCCGATCGTGATCCGCCGCCCCGAACTGGAGGCCGGCAAATGAGCACGGTCATTCAAGACTTGGAAGCTCAGGGCTACATCGTTATCCCGCCGTCCGATCTTCCAGAGGTCCTTGTGGACGAGGATGAACTTCTAGCCCGCATCGAGGGACTGGACGACTTCGCATTCTCCGGCGGACTGATTAGTCACAGCACCCCACTTCCTTCGAAGTCACTAATTGGGGCTAACCACAGCGTTGCCTTCGAATACCGCCGCGCCGTCGCGCACCTTGCCATGGCGAAGTGGTACGAGGCAAACCTCGCCCATGAGGAGAAGGTCTGCAACCTCCGCAACGAGATCCTAAAGGGCGACGGGCTGGAGTGGTGGCAGGCCAAGCCGAAGCAGATCCGAAGGGCAACGAAGCAGGCACGTGCACTCCTTCGGGTGCAGCCATGACCCAGGCAATCGCTCTTGAGGATCTCGACTGGGAAGCCGACGCCCAAGCGGCGCTGATCCGGGTGGCCCGTGAGGGGAAGCCGTTCGACGCCTACACGCTGACAGAGAAGACGGATCTGCGGAACCCTCCCCACCCAAACATGTGGGGCCCGTTGTTCAAGAACGCCTACCGGGACGGGCTGATCCGGCCGGTGGGTTATCACCAGTCCCGCCGCCCTGGTCGTTCTGGTGGGGCTTGCCGTGTTTGGCAGGTGGCGGCATGACGGTCGAGCAGCGGGAGAAGCTCCTGGACTTGCACCGGTCGGCCATGAAAGCGCAGTCCGCTTACCTGTCCCACGCGGGCACGGCCACTGACATGTTCCTAGCCGACGACTCGTTCCGCGGCTACCTATTCAGCTTGGAGGTATCGGCATGATCCGGATTTATCAGTGTGATGAGCCGTGCTGCACGATCCAGCCGCACTCGAAGCGGTTCTGGTGCGCCGAGTACCAGGGTGTGAAGGTCGCTACGGAGACCACACGCATGGCTGCGCTGCAGGCCGGCGCCGAGTACGTCATGGCCCTGCCGCAGGAGGTGACCGCGTGAGCTACTACTGCTACTGCGACCAGTGCGAAGGCAGGCTAGAGCCACCGGAACCTTGCGAGTACTGCTGGGTCAAGACGGGGCGCATGCAGGTGTGTGACGGGTCCTGTGATTCCCTCACCCAAAGGCAGTACGAGCGGCACTACGGCCACTACCGGTGGCAGGGGAAGCCCTTAATCCACAAAGGCGGCAAGCCATGAGCCGGCCGGGTGACGCCACCGTCAAAGAAGTAGCCGACTACCTCGGCCACCACCCGGAGACGATCCGGATCATGGCGCGGTCCGGGGACTTCCCGAACGCGTACAAGGCTGGCCGTGCACGCCCGAATTCCCCGCTGCGCATCCCCTGGTCCGATGTAGACCGGTACCGGGCCCTGCAACCACGGGCCGCGTCGTGAGCCCGATCAACGAGGAGCTGCGGCAGGCGGTCCGGTCCGCCGTCGCAGAGCTGACAGAGCTGGAGCTGCTGGACATGGTGGCCGAGGCGGCCGTGAACGCGGTGATCGCGGTCGGGTATTTCCCGGGCGCCGGCTGGGAGTACGCGATCCACCAGGGCGACCGGGTTGTTGAGGCCGGGTTCAACACGGAGGGGCAGGCGCTGGCGTGGGCGGACGAGAACTTAGGGAAAGTTGCGTACGCCGTCCAGCGCCGCCGCGTTGGCGTCTGGGAAGACATCCCAGCCAGTCCCTAACTTTGTGTTGCTTTCCCTAGCTTTCCCCACTAGGCTAGGTACAGCAGCACAAAGACGAAGGGCCCCGATGCCACGGAGCCCTTCACGCCATCGCTACACCGACAAAGGAAAAAGCAATGACTCTCCCCCATGATACGCACGGATACCTTTTCGACAAGGACACCGCCGCCCACATCATCTACGCCGAGGCCCTCCGCTTCACCGCCGAATGCTCCGCCTACGGCCCTTCCGAAGACGAGATCCAGGACCTCACCCGCAAACTCTCCTGGCAGATCCGCAAGGACCTGAACTGGATCGACCTCGACGTCATCGTCGGGTACGCGTTCGAACTCCGCCAGCTCGAGGACGGCACGCACGAATACCTGCAGCTCAACGGCACGTACACGGTGGACAACCGTGAGCAGGTCCGGTCATGGATCACGGTCCCGATGTTCGGGGAGATCGACTTTATGGTCGCGTCCGTCCCGACCCGGTGGGAGTTGGCAGCATGAGCCGCCGCATCCGCCTCACCCGCCGCGGGGAACTGGTCTTCGGTTCCCTCGCCGGCGTGGCCTACCTGTTCACCGTCGTGATCTTCTTCGCCGCCCTCGGCGACTTCCTGGGGATCTGACCATGACGGACTGCTACTGCCGCGGCGCCGCTATCTGCGGGAACTGCCACGAGCACCGGTGCACCGCCTGCCAGTGCGACGACATCGACCAGAAGAAGGACCAATGAGCTGGGAACCACAAGATGACGCACCCTACGGCGAGTGGATCGTCTATGACGAGATCGGCGCAGTGATCGGGTCCTACGCCCAAGACGAGTACAAAGCCCGGGAAGTCGCCCGCTCCTGCGGCGGCCGCGACCTCGGCATCACAGCAACCTACGTGGAGATGACACGATGACCACCCAATTCCGTGAACCGACCGGCAAACCCTCCTGGCCGATCCTGCTGATCGCTGGCGGCGAGAAGGCCGGTAAGTCCTACGCCTCCGCCAAGGCTTCCTCCTCTGACCTGATCGGGCAGACGTACTGGATCGGTGTTGGCGAGGACGACCCCGACGAGTACGGCGCCATCCCCGGCGCACGCTTCCGGATCGCCAAGCACGACGGCACCCACAAGTCCATCCTCGCCGCACTGCGGGATGCTTCGCACCAGCCCCGCGTGGACGGCAAGCCGAACCTCCTGGTCTTGGACTCCGGCTCCCGCGTCTGGGAGATGCTGTCCGATGAGGCGCAGGAGCGGGCAAACAACCGGGCCCGGAAGGCAGCCGAGAAGTGGAAGAAGCCCTACGACCCGGACAGTGAGGCGACGATCGGCCCGGACTTGTGGAACAAGGCCACCGCCCGCTGGCAGGACATCATGGATGTCCTCCGCGAACACGACGGCCCGTCCATCATCACAGCCCGGCTCGACGTCGTGACGGTCATGGATGACAAGGGGCAGCCGACCAAGGAGAAGTCCGAGAAGATCAAGGGCCAGAAGTCGTTGCCTTACGACGTCGGCGGAATCGTGATGCTGCCGGAGCGCGGCAAGGCCTACATCAGCGGTATCCGTTCCCTGAAGCTGGACCTTCCCGTTGGTGACAAGACCCCGGTCAAGGACTTCACGGTGGACTGGCTCTGGCACCAGCTGGGCTTGGACGTTGAGGGCGCCACGGCACCCCGCCAGCATTCCGGGGCTGACGGTCAGGCGTCGGCCGCCGCAGCCGACGAACCCCAGCAGCAGGCAACCGCACCCCAGCAGGCACAGCAGCAGGTCCCGCTGGACGCCGGTTCCCAGGCGCTCGCCCAACGCCGCGCAGCAGCCCAGCACACCGCCCCCGTATGGGGCCCGGAACAGGCTGAGCAGTTGGAGATCCAGATCTACGAGGCAAAGGGAAACGTGGAGATCCTCCGCTCCCTCTGGACCAAATGCCGGGGCATGGGCGCACCCCAGACGGTCCTTGACCGAATCGCAAACATCAACAAACCGCAGACCACTGAAGCGAAGGAGCAGGCAGCATGAGCGCACAGGCAGAAGAACGCACGGACGAGATCGTCCAGGTCAACATCAAGGATGAGAACCTCCGGTTCGTGTTCAAGAAGACCATCGTGGACGCGCTCTCGGCGGAGATCAAGAAGGACCGTGAGGAGCACATCAAGCCGCTGATCGAGGAGTGGCGCCGGTCCGGGACCAAGTCGTTCTCCGTGACGCTGCCCGATGGGACCAAGATCGGGAACGTCACCCTGGCCGAGGGCAAGGACGAAACGGTGATCGCGGACGACACCGCGTTCTTCCTGTGGATGAAGGCGAACCACCCGGAGGAGATCGAGACGATCGAGATCCCGGAGAAGGTCATCCCGGCGTCCTCCTATGAGCAGGTCAAGCCGGCGGCCCTGAACCGTTTGCTCGAGTCCGAGTTCCTGCAGGCTGGGGACGCTATCGTCACTGTCGCTGGTGAGGAGGTCCCGGGAGTGGAGTTCCGTAAAGCTCCGGAGCCGTCCCAGTTCTCCGTGACCTACGCGGGGGCCAAGGCCGTGGACAAGGAGCGCACTAAGCAGCGTCTGTTCGAGGCCTATCGTAACGGCCAGCTAGGCCACCTGAACCTCGGGGCCGCTCTCCCCCAGATCGAGGCCTGATGAATACCCCGACCACGAATGAGGTCATCCTGATGCTGGCCCAGTTGGGCCGGGACCTGGACGCGAAGCAGCACGAGATCGCCCGCCTTGATGACGAGGCGGTCCGTGCGAAGTCCCGCTACGAGGTCGCCTACGCCAGGGCATTCATCGCCTCCACCGGCGCCGAGGGGTTGCGGAAGCAGACCGCGGTGCTGGACACGGAACTGCAGAAGCTGGACATGGAGATCGCGGATCAGAAGTTGCGAGCGGCGCGGGAGGCTATTCGGGTGTTGCGGGACCGGCTGGACATCGGCCGGTCCCTGAACTCCGCGATCAAGTCGGAGTGGGCAGCGCAGGGTGTGCAGGGGCTGGCCGCGTGAACGGCCGCGCCTTCGCTCTGTACCTTGTCCGGGATCTGCACTGCGTGTGCGGCTGCACCGGGCGGGAAGACACCCTGGTCCCCCAGCACAGGATCAACCGCGGCATGGGCGGCTCCAAGGTACTGGACCGCCCAGCCAACGTCCTGGTCATGTGCTCGCACCGTAACGGCCTCATCGAATCCTCGGCCCATCATGCGGAGATCGCCCGGCAGCTGGGCTGGAAGCTGTCCCGCTGGCAGGTCCCGGAAGAGACCCCGTTCTACGACATCGCCACGGGCACCTGGAACCTAATCGACAACCTTTACCACCGAGTAATCACACAGAAGAAAGCAGCGTAATCATGGCAGGCGAGACAACCATTACCCTGATCGGCAACCTCACCAACGACCCGGAGCTCCGGTTCACACCGAGTGGTTCGGCGGTGGCGAACTTCACCATCGCGTCCACGCCGCGCACGTTCGATGCCCAGTCTAAGGAGTGGAAGGACGGGGAGACACTCTTCCTCCGAGCCGCGGTGTGGCGGGAGGCTGCGGAGAACGTCGCCGAGACCCTCACGAAGGGCATGCGCGTCATTGCCCAGGGCCGGCTGCAGTCCCGTTCCTACGAGACGAAGGAGGGCGAGAAGCGCACCGTCATCGAGTTCCAGGTAGACGAGATCGGGCCCAGCTTGAGGTATGCAAATGCCAAGGTGAACCGGACCCAGCGCAGCGGGAACGGCGGGAACCAGGGCGGCGGCTTCGGCGGCGGGAACTACGGCGGCCAGCAGACGCAGGAGGACCCGTGGGCGACACCAGCCGCTGCTGGCGCCTCTGCTGCCGGCGGGTGGGGCAACGGCCCCGACAGCGAACCGCCCTTCTAAACACCGTCCATCAAGGGCCGGGTGTCTTCGGATGCCCGGCCCTTTTGCATGTCCTGGGGTTAGGTAAAGCAGGTAATGACACAGCTGTAATTAGAGTACAAATCGGCACAAATCTAGGTACACCTAGGGTAGACTGTCTACGTACGGAAACGTAAAAGCCCGCAAGCGGTGCAACGCTCACGGGCTTCCAACCATCACTAGGGGAATGGTTCTAAATGAACACTAAGGCCTCATTAGGCATGTCCGCAACATCTTCGGCTGATCCTTTGACAATCTTGCGCGAAGTATCCGAAGCGTATGAAACCCTCAAGACCCTCCGCAAGCGTGCAGCACGTGCCGCGCAGCAGGAAGGGCACACCTACCAGGAGCTGGGCGAAGCCATCGGCGTCAACCGCTCCGCAGCCTACAAGCTCATCCACCGGGACGCAGCATGAGCGGCCTCCGCCTCGGAGAACTCTGTGCAGGCTACGGCGGGTTGGGGCTGGCTGTTGAAGAAGTCTTCAGCGCCACGACTGCCTGGTTCTCCGAGTTCGATGAGGCGCCGTCCAAGATCCTTGCCCACCACTGGCCGGATGTACCCAACTACGGGGACATGACCAAGATCGATTGGTCCGCCATTGAGCCCGTGGACATCATTTCCGGCGGGACCCCCTGCCAGGATCTTTCCGGAGCCGGGAAACGAGCCGGCATGACCGAAGGGACCCGCTCAAATCTTTGGGTCCAGATGCGAGAAGCGATCGCCATCCAGAAGCCGGCCTACGTGGTCTGGGAAAACGTACGAGGAGCCTACAGTGCCACAGCAGCTAGCGATCTGGAACAGTGCCCGGGATGTATGGGAGACACCGGGAACGGAGGGCCTGTTCTGCGAGCACTTGGACGTGTACTCGGAGACCTTTCCGACCTCGGGTATGACACTCAATGGCGTGGCCTACGAGCTGCCGACGTGGGAGCCTGCCACGGACGCTTCCGCGTCTTCGTCCTGGCTATCCTCCGTCCCGGATTCCTCACTCCTTCGGACACCCATGGCGGCCGAAGGCGAGAAAGCCAGTATGGGAACCAGTGCGTCGGAAAGGATCGCCCAAGGGAGGCAGCCATTCTTGACACACCAGATCGCCGATATGTTGCTGCTGAAAACGCCGACCTCACAGCTCGCGGTGAACGGAGGGAGCCAACACCCGGACAAGAGGAAGGCGGGCGGGCACGGGCCAACTTTGGCGGACGAGGTGGAGCACTTGCTGCCTACACCCACAGTCGGCATGACGCAGGGCGGGAACAGGACCAGGAGCGGGGCGCGGTCTGGCGAGTTGCTTCTGAACGGGCTGGCAGAAGCAGTGACCGAAGGAAAGCTGCTGCCGACACCGAGAGCCCAAAATGGCGAGGAGCGAAATCAGAGGATCTGGTCGCGTCCAGCGGATCAACCTCAGAACCTCGAGAATGCGCTGGCAGTGACGCCACCCAGTGGGGGCCCTACACCCCAGCTATTCGTAGATGGGAAGCTGTGCGAGGAACCGCCCCTTCCCCTACAGAACTGACTGCCAAAGGTAACCATCGGCTGTCCGCCAGGTTTGCTGAATGGATGATGGGTCTTCCAGCTGGGTGGGTGACAGATCCAGCAATTGGCATCAGCCGGAACGAGCAGCTCAAGGCTTGTGGCAACGGCGTGGTGCCCCAGCAGGCAATGGCCGCGCTCCAGGACATGCTCGCTGCTTTCGAGACGGCGGAGGTGGCTTCCTGATGCCATGGTTCAAAGTTGACGACGGATTCCACGGGCACCCGAAGGTTGTCGAGCTCTCCCTCGAGGCGGTCGGTGTCTGGACCCTGGCGGGCTCCTGGTGCGCCGCCTACCTCACGGATGGGGAGATCGGCCTGAAGTCCATCCAGCGGCTGGGAGGTTCTAAGGAGCAGGCCATGGAGCTGGTCTACGCGGGGCTCTGGCTGGAGCCGCAGCCGGGCCTGTACCAGTTCAAGGACTGGGAGGATTACCAGCCTTTGAAGGCGGCTGTGGAGGCTGAGCGGGATGCGGCGCGGGAGCGGATGCAGAAGGTTCGGGCGAAGAAGAAGGGAACGGAGGCTGAACCTTCGGCCGAAGTTACACCGGATGTTCCGGCGAACGTTCGGCCGAACACTTCCGGAACTTCGGAAGAAGTTCGCGTTACCCCGACCCATCCCATCCCGTCCCTTCCCATAACTACTATTCCCGCGGCTGACGCCCCGGACGAGTTCGACCAGTGGTACGCCGCCTATCCGAGGAAGATCGACAAGGGCCATGCACGGACGGCCTTCAAGGCAGCCCGGAAGAAGACCAGCTTTGAGGTCCTCATGGCGGCGGTGCTGCAGTTCGCGGCTCACTCGAAGGGCACGGAGCCGAAGTTCCTCGCCTACCCCGCTACCTGGTTGAACGGTGAGCGGTGGGAGGACGAGGCTCCACAGCAGACAGTCGTGAGGGGCCCGTGGGACCCGAGCTTCCACAGGACGGGGACTCGTTCATGAACGATCAGATGCCGACGCAGGACATCCTGGCCGAACAGTCGGTCCTTGGTGCGATGCTCCTGTCCCGGGAAGCCATCGCGGACGTGTCCGAGGTCCTCACGGGCCCGGACTTCTACCAGCCCCGGCACGAGACGATCTTCCGGACCGTCCTGGCATTGCAGGCTGGCGGGCAGCCGGTGGACGTCATCACGGTCGCGGACGCGTTGAACCGGGACGGGGAGGTCGACAGGGTCGGCGGCCCCGGGTACCTGCACGAGCTGACGCAGGCGTGCCCGACACCGTCCACGGCCGGCTTCTACGCGGAGATCGTGTCCAAGCACGCGCTCCGGCGTCGGCTGGGTGTGGCCGGGCAGAAGATCCGGGACATGGCGGTGCAGCCCGGGGATGAGGCGGAGCTCGTGGAGCTGGCCCGCAAGGTGGTGGACTCCACGTCGAAGGCCACCACCAGCGCGGTGCAGTCCTTCGGGGAGACCATCGACGTGATGCTGGGCCAGTTGGATGACGAACCGGACCACATCGCCACCCCGTGGGCGGCGGTGAATGACATCATCGGCGGTCTCCGCCCGGGCACCCTGAATGTGGTGGGTGCCCGGCCGGGTGTGGGTAAGTCGGTGATCGCGCTGCAGTTGGCGAAGGAGTTGACCCGGCATGGTGCGGTGGCGTTCTCCAGTCTGGAGATGTCGGAGACGGACGTGCAGATCCGGGCGGTGTCCGCGGACCTGCGGATCGACCTCGGCCGGTTGCTGCGGCGCGACCTGCTGGTCTCGGACTGGGAGAAGATCCGGGCCCGCCGGGCGGCATGGCAGAACGTCCCCCTGTACGTGGACGATAACTCCGGCGCCACGCTCACGGACATCAAACGGTTCGCCCGGTCCGTGCACCGCCGGCAGCCCCTCGCCGGGCTCGTGGTGGACTACCTGCAGCTGATGTCCCAGCCAGCCGGGGACAAACGCCCCCGTCACGAGTACGTGTCCGATATGTCCCGCTCCCTGAAGATCCTCGCGATGGAGATGAACATCCCGGTGATCGCCCTGTCGCAGCTGAACCGCGGGTCGACGCAGCGGGAGGACAAGATGCCGACGATCGCGGACCTGCGGGAGTCGGGCTCGATCGAGCAGGACGCCGACGTCGTGATGCTGCTGCACCGGGAGACGATGGGCGAGAACTCCGGCGACATGGGGATTCTGATCGCGAAGAACCGCCGCGGCACCACCGGCCTCGCCAAGCTCGAATTCTGGGGGCACTACTGCTCCGTCTACGACCAGGGCGTTTCACCTTTGAGGGCCGCCGCATGAGGGAGTGGGTGATCGAGCTGCCGTGGGCCACTCCCCCGGTGAAGCCGAACGGCGGCCACGGCAACATCCACTCCCATGCGAGGAAGGTGAAGCAGGCCCGTCAGGTGATGGGCCTGCTCGCCCGGCAGGCGAAGCTCCCCACCCTTGACCGGTGTGAGGTGCTGCTGACCTGGCATGTGGGTGACCGGATCGCCCGGGACGCGGACAACCTCGCCTGGACCCTGAAGCCGTTGTGCGATGCGTTGGCTTCGGGCAAGGGGGCGTGGGATCACAAGATCGTGCAGGACGATACGCCGGCGTTCATGGTGAAGCACATGCCGGCCATTGAGTACGTGAAGGGGCAGCCGAAGCGGATGACGCTGACGGTCCGGGAGCTTCCCTAACTTTCCGGAAAAGGTTAGACAAAACAGCACAAACCTAGGGAAAGTACGGTATGCTTTAGGTAAGCGAAAAGAAGCCCCGCGACTGCGCGAACAGCCCGGGGCGATGATCGGAAGGATGAGTTCCAATGACAGCAATCATACGGGTGAAGCGGACCATAATCCGAAAACCAACCGCCCCCAGGACCTGCTGCCCCACCCACACAGACACCTGCAGATTCGGTAAGGAACACCGATGGGCTGCTGGCTGGATTGGGGGCCCGCTCTCCGGCGTCGGAATCGGCGAACCTGGCTGGCACGATTCCAGTCTCTGCGTCACATGCAATGGCATCTGCACTGGCGACTTGGAAGAAGGTGGCCGGGCATGAAGCGGGACACCAGGACCGCCTACCGGGCCCGCGCCTCCGCAACCGAACGCTCCATCGATCAGGCTATGGCCGAGGTCAAAGAAGCGCAGGAAGCGGAACAGGCTGAACTCTCTGCCCGCTATGCGGCCAAGACAGCGCCGGTCCCGTTCACCCCGGGACAGCTCGCCACGGCCCGGGCAGCCCGCACCATTTACGGCTGGCACCGGATCATCCGGGTGAACACAAAGAGCGTGACCGTCAGCGGAGACTTCGGGGACCACCGCATCCCCACCACAACAATCCTAGAGGTGAGGGCCTGATGGGGTACGCGTACCGGGGCGCCAACCGGGAGACCCGACCGGTCAAGCCGTTGAGGTTCGACTCGTCCAAGTGCGGGACCCGCGCCGGTTACCGGCAGCATCAGAATCACGGGATCTACATCTGCACCGCCTGCCGGGCGGCGAACACGGAGTACCAGAACGAGTACAACCGAAACCGGAGGGCGGCCGCATGACCGGGCATAACCCCGTGGAGGTCACGGGCAACATCATCGTCCACCACCCCACTCAGCAGCAGGGGGACAAGAAGTGAGGGGCTGGTTCAGGGCCCTCCGCTGGGAGCGCCGCCGGCCCACACCCGCAGATCCCCTGCCGAGGATCAGCCCCGAAGACAAGATGGTCGCCGCATGGTGGGGGTACACGCCCGAGCAGTGGGTCGCACTCCCCCACGAGGTGCAGCGTGAGAAACGCGAAACCGTGACTTGGGCGGGGACAGCATGAGTCTGCCATCATGCCGAGTGCAGAACCCATCCTGCGGTGCCTGCGGGTCCGAGACGCGGTTCGACGGCGATTCGTTCCTTTGTGAGGGCTGCGGCCTGAACTATCTGGACGGGGAGGACTTCACCACTCCGGAGTTCATCGAGGACGTCTCGGCCTGCGGAGTAGCTTGCAGCAACTTCTGGCACGGACCCTCGCAACTCGATCTCGCATGCAGCCCATGCGAGCTCCCCCAGGGCCACGCCTCGGACTGCTGGACGGATTGCAAATGAACGCCCGCGCCGCCCTGACCGCTGAGGCCCTGCCCCCGTCCACGGAAACCTTCGGGCTCCCCGTCTGCGACACCCACCTCATCGCCAAGCTTCGCCGGATGGACCCGGCCCTACTCGCAACCATCACCGCCAAGGAAACCAAATGAACGCACGAGACGAGCGCACTGAACTGCGGGTCAAGCTGCTGGAGCTGGGCGGGACCATATCTTCCTGCTGGCCGGAGCGGGCTGGAAAGTTCGACCAAGAGCGGGCCGAGGGCGCAGTCGATGCAACCCTTGACGCGATCCTTGCCGCTGGTTACCGGAAGCCCCGCACCATCAATAGCCTCGCTGAGCTTGCCGCGCTCCCGGCAGAGAGCGCAGTGCAGACGTCGGATACCTCAGACACTGTGGTGTTGCAGGGCGAAGATGGGCGTTTCATCAACGCTTTCGGTGGTGAGGTCGGTGCCGATGACCTCTGGCGCTACGGAACCAAGCCCTTCACCGTGATCTACGAACCGGACCCGTCGTGACTGCGGCTCAGTTTGATGACGTGGAGGGGCGGGCCCTGGTCGAAGCCATCCACCAAAGGAAGCGACGCCAAGAGGCAACCGAGAAGCTGCTGGACGCGCTGAGGAACCGCCCGCAGGACATCGTCGTCTGCTACTCGAAATGCTGGTCCTGCCAGTTCGGGGAGCACACGTCCGAGTGGCACGGATGGGCGGACGAGGAAGACATCGCCCACGCCGCCGAGACTGGCCAGCCCGATCCCAGCAAGCAGCGCTGCGGCTGCTATTGCCAGCGCGAGGCCCAGCAATGAGCCGGTCATGGCTGATCGGACAGCCGAACCAGTGGCGAATGTTCTGCGACGTCTGCTTCAAGCACGACCACCGCACCTACCCATCCCAGCCGGACCTTGGCATGTTCCACCGGGAAGGCTGGTTTATCGGCTCCAAGGTGGACGCCTGCCCCGCCTGCGTGGCCAAGGGCAAGAAACCAACGGACTCACCGCACCGCGACTACCAAGGCATCGCAGCATGAGCGACCCCGACTACTAAACCCACAGGACACACCACCGACTAGACCAAGGGGGCACGACGATGTGTGAAGCGGAAGAAGCGTTACAGAAGCTCGCGTTCGAACTCGAACTCCAATGGGGTGCCGGGCGCCTCGACTTCGGCGTCCTCAAAGGGATGGCCACCGGAACCACCTGCACCCACCAACAACAGGAAGTAGAAGCAGCATGAGCAAGCGACTCGAAGCAGCCGTCAAAGCATGGGACCACCACTGGGGAGACCGGTACGGCGACGAAGCCCTCGAAGAGATGGGCGAAGAGGTCCAGGTTGCGCTGGATGCCGCTGACGCTGTCTTGTTCTCAGGGGAGACCGTGGAGCGCGTTGCCGAGGCTATGTGGCTGCACCGCCCGATGGAGCGTGTCTATGACGAAGGCCCGAACATGGGTGCTGCGAAGCCTTGGGCAGACCTGAAGCCTTACCAGCACGACCGGTATCGAGGATGGGCCAGTGCGGTCCTTGCGGCACTGAAGGAGTCCGCCCGTGTGTAGCTTGCAGGAGCATATTGAGCGGGAGATCCGCGCCAGGCAGGCCGAGCAGGAAACGGCTGATGTTGAAGAAACAACCGACGAAGGGTGACCCCATGCGAGTCGCCCGGGAGGAGGGACCCCATGCGTCCGAAGTGTAAGGGCACCAAGAGGGATGGTTCCCAGTGTGGTTCGTACCCGATTGAGGGTGGGGCTGTGTGCCGCATGCATGGGGGTGGGGCGCCGGCGGTGAAGGCTGCTGCTGCGAGGCGTGCGGCTGAGGCTAAGGCAGCTGCTGAGATGGAAGCTGCCGCTGTCACCCTTGGCTTGCCGGTGGACATTGACCCGGCGAAAGCCCTGCTGGATGAGATCGCGGTGACGTACGGGCATGTGCAGTGGCTGCGGTTGAAGGTGCAGGAGCTGGGCGCGGATGAGCTGGTGTGGGGGCGGACGCAGACGGATCAGGGTGTGGGGCCGCAGGGGCCGGTGGATACGACCACGGAGAAGGCCGGCCCGAATACTTGGTATGACCTGTACATGCGGGAGCGGGAGCATCTGGTCAAGGTCTCGGCCGCTGCATTGAGGGCTGGAATTGAGGAGCGGCGGATCAAGATCGCGGAGGACCAGGGCACACTGGTCGCCGCCGTCCTGCAACGTATCCTGGCTGCGCTGAACCTGTCGCCGGAGCAGTGGGCGGAGGTCCCGACGATCGTGCCCAGGGAGTTGCGGGCACTGTCCGCGGTGGAGTAAAAACTTTCAGGATACATGCACAAACCTAGGGAAATCTAGGGAAGGGCTGTTAAACTGTGTGGTATGGGATTCAGCTGTGGGGCGTGCGAGAACCTGCCGGACGGGATCTACCTGTGCCATGAGTGCACGGAGAAACTGGAACGCGACCTCCAAGACGTCCCCATGACCGTCGACTCGCTGTGGGCGTCAGCCGCAAGGATGGACGTCGGCAACGGGAGCGTCGGATCTTCCGGGCACTCCTCCCCCACCGCCCCCACCAACTCCCGCGCCTACGACGCCGGCCGGACCCTGAACGTCATCCTCACCGGATGGGCCGACACCCTCGGACACACCGAACCCCTGGCCACCAAGGCGGCTGCTGTATTGCTCGCACATATTCGTGAGGTACGGGCCGCCGAGTGGGCGCCCGACCTGAAGCGGGAACTCCGGGAGATCCTCTGGCAGTGCGACGTCATCACGGACCGGAAGGAACCCAAGGTGTTCGCCGGGATCTGCCCCACCGAAGTCGAGGGCGTGGAGTGCGGCACCCCCGTCTACGTCCGCCGCGGCAGGACCGAAGCCGTGTGCAAGGGCTGCGAATCAACCTGGGACGTCACCGACTGGCGGGCACGCGCCCTCGCCGCCGCCGGCCACCACACCGGCACCCCCGCCGAACTGTCCCGCATGATCAGCGACGACGTCACCGGCGAAGCGCTCCCCCAGGTTCGCATCAGGCAGTGGGTGGCCCGCGGCAAACTCACCCCGATCGGGACGAACAGGATGGGCCGGCCGGTGTATCAGGTGCGGAAGGTCCGGAACCTATGGCACCGGCACCTCGACAACCTCGCAGCACGCAACGAATCCAGGGAGCAAGCAGCATGAGTGTAGTAACCAGCCGGACCAGGGTCACGACCCGCCATGAGTACGCGGTCCCGCAGCCCGCCGCTTACGGCGATGTGCAGGAGGCGATCATGTTCGCCAAGCGGGACGCCCAGGCAGCAGGCATAGACACCAGCTACGACGACGCCATGCACGTCACGCACGACGATGACAACATCGTTGTCTACTGGGAAGAGCACCAGGCATGATCCAGTGGCTGCACCTGATGATCTGCGGGCTGTTCGGGCACTCGTGGGGTTACTACCACTACCCCCACGGAGACGGCTGGTTCGGTGGCCCGCATGAGCGCCGGTACTGCCCCGGATGTCACACCGATGAGGCAGTTAGCCAAAGCTAGACAAATCAGCACAATGTCACGTAGTGTGTTCTTAGTGTGTGATTAGTGGCTCCAAAGGGCCCCGCGCACGTGAGCCTGAGACCCCGCTGGTGCCTTCCACCCGGCGGGGTTTCCTGTACCCGGGGAGAACCAGTGCAGCCAGCATGCCCGTCCTGCGACGCGAAACTCTCAGCCCTCAACACCACCACCCACTGCACCACCAAGGCCTGCACCTGGGTGAAATGCCGGTGCGGGGTCGTGTATGACCGGGTGACCGGTACCGGCTTCGCTGTCGGGGAGTTCTTCGACGCGGCTTAGACCAACCACAGCACCGGGCTCGCTACCTTTGCCGTGGTCCCAGATAGGAACCGAACCCCCAAGGAGGCCCTATCTCCCGCCCTGGGTTACGGGCACTGCCGCTCGCCGTGAGGCGCCGGCCATGACCCCCGCGGGACGGCGGGCTAAGACCGTCCCTCCGTCGGGCCCGGGAAGACTGCAGAACTTCCCGGGCCTGGCACCAAGGAAGTCCCCGCAACCTCTGATGCCCTTGGGCTCAAGCTGGTCGGGGCAGGAGAGCCATCCCTGAGAGTCGCAGACGTGCGGCAAATGGCGTCGGGTCTCTAGTCCAACGGCAGAGACGGCAGTTTCAAAAGCTGCACAGTCCCGGTTCGAATCCGGGGAGACCCACTGATCGAAAGCATGCCGACCAACTACAGGTAACGCGGCCATCGCAAGTAGATCACCCTTGTACCCCAGTGACCGATACGTAGGAGCTGGGCGAAACGCGGCCAAGAATGAATGCCGGTAACTGAGCAGGCCGGACGCAGCCGCAGACTTTGAGATGGAGGGGCGATGACGGTCACCTGGTGGGAGGCCGCCGCCCAACGGTTCGAAGCACCCAAGCACGCATGGGAAACTCCCGGCCAACTCGCACGGGCCATCGAACCCTCCACCATCCAAACCCCTGCCCTTGACCTCATTGACGAGTACCTCGCCAAGGTCGAGTCCGGGGAGATTGACCGGCTGATCATCAACCTCCCACCGCAGGAGGGCAAGTCCACCCGCGTCACGACCATCGGCCCGCTTTGGTTCCTCACCCGCAACAGGAACCGGCGCATCGCGATCGTCTCCTACGCCCAGGACCTCGCCGACGAGTTCGGCCGGAACATCCGCAACCACATCGCCTCCAACGACGGCGAGGACGGCACCCTGGATCTCGGCCTGCAGGTAGCCCGGGACAACGGCGCCGCCCGACGCTGGCAGCTCGATGGGGCCCGCGGTGGTGTCCGTGCTGTCGGCATCCGTGGTGGCCTGACCGGCCGGCCCGTCGACGCCCTGTTCATTGACGACCCGATCAGCAACCTTGAGCAGGCAAACTCCAAGACGTACCGTGATCAGGCGTGGGGGTTCTGGCAGTCAGTCGGCATGACCCGTCTGGCGCCGGGCGCCCCCGTCATCCTTGTGCTGACCCGCTGGCACGCCGACGACCTCGCCGGCCGCCTCCTCGCCGCTGAGGACGGGCACCGTTGGACCGTGGTGAACATCCCGGCCGAAGCCACGGAGAACGACCCTCTCGGCCGTAAGCCCGGCGAGTGGCTCCAGTCGGCCCGGCAACGGACCGTGCAGCAGTGGGAGCAGATCAAGGTAGCTGTCGGCCCCAAGGTCTGGCAGTCCCTCTATCAGGGCAACCCGGTCCTCGATGAAGGCGGGGTGTTCCCCACCGAGTGGGCGCACTACGACGAGCCGCTTTGGATCGATCACGACAACGGGACCTGCACGGTCCCCGGTATCGGCCGCGACGACCACGAGCTGGTGCAGTCCTGGGACCTCACGTTCAAGGGCACCGACTCCAGCGACTATGTCGTCGGGCAGGTCTGGCTCCGCGTCGGGCAGAAGGCGTACCTGTTGGATCAGGTCCGCCGCCGGATGAACTTCAATGAGACCTGCAACGCCATCAAAGCCATGTCGGCGAAGTGGCCGCAGGCTCTGGCGAAGTTCGTTGAAGACAAGGCGAACGGGCCCGCCGTGATGAACGCCCTCAACGGCCAAGTAATGGGCCTCATCCCGATCGAGCCGGAAGGTTCGAAGTACGCACGCGCCTCGGCGATCTCCCCGCTGGCCTGGTCGAAGAACATCGTCCTGCCGTCCGTGAAGCTCTGCCCCTGGGTGGAGGGGCTCCTCATGGAGCTGCTGTCCTTCCCAGCCGGCGCGAACGACGACCAAGTCGACACCATGACCCAAGCGATCAACCGCATCCTCCTCATGCCCCTCACCGAAGGGCTGGGCGAGGACGTCGAACCTGACGTGTACGAAGAGAACGACCTCCGCGGCTACGCGATCACACCCTACTGAGAGGGGGCCACATGCCTGGCATCCTGGAATCCCTCGGCCTCCGCAAACCCCAGACACGGGAGCAAATGGTGGAAGCGTGGCGCCTCGAAGACGCCGCCTACCGGTTGGAGACCACCAAGGAATCCTTGGCCCGGCTGCAACTCATGTACGAGGACGGCGGCTGGGAGTCGCTGACCGCCGTGGGCCGGACCGAGTTCTCCCGCGACGGACTGTCCCGGAACGCTGAACTGTGCCGGGTGATGTTCGTCGCCAACCCCCTCATGAAGCGTGGCCTCGGTATCCGGGCGTCCTACGTCTTCGGGCAGGGTGTGGAGGTCAACGCCCGCGACGAGGACGTCGACGCCGTCGTGCAGCAGTTCCTGGACGATGAGGGGAACCGGGACGCTGTCACCGGCGCCCAAGCCCGCACCGTGCTGGAGAACGAGCTCGGCACGGACGGGAACGTGTTCCTCTCCCACTTCACCAACCCCCTCACGGGCCGGGTGAAGGTCCGGCCGCTGCCGTTCGATGAGATCGTGGAGATCATCACCGAACCGGGTGACAAGACCACGCCGTGGTTTTACCGGCGCCGCTGGGTCGAGACCACCCTGACTTCTACGTTCGGGTCCCTGGACCGGGAACGTGAGGCGCTGTACCCGGCGCTGAAGTACCAGCCGATCACCAAGCCCAAGCAGTTCGGCGGGGTCGACGTGATGTGGGACGCCCCCGTCCTGCACGTCAAGGTCAATCCGACCGGCTCCAAGCTCTGGGGCGTCGGCGACGGCTTCGCTGCCCTGCCGTGGTGCCGGTCCTACAAGGAGTTCCTCGAGGACTGGGCGACCCTGTGCCGGGCGCTGTCTCGGATCGCGTTCCGTGCCTCCTCGAACAAGGCGAAAGCCTCGCAGGTGCAGCGTGCCGGGCTGGAGCAGATGGCTAAGCTCGGTGCCGGGTCCTCGGTGTCCCTCGCTGAAGGGCAGACGCTGGAGGCCGTCCCGAAGACCGGTGCCACCTTGGACTCTGAGTCCGGGCGTCCGCTCGCTGCGATGGCCGCCGCCGCCCTCGGCGTCCCGGTCACCATCCTCCTGGCCGATCCCGGTGTGACCGGTGCCCGCGCCACTGCCGAGACCCTGGACCTCCCCACCCGGTTGGAGATGCAGGGCCGTCAGGAAGTCTGGGCGCAAGCGTACCGGGCGTCCTGCGGGTACGTCATCGAGCAGGCCGTCATCGCCCCCCGCGGCTCCCTCCGCGGCAAGGTCGAACGCGACGGGGACCGGCTGCTAGTGGACCTTGGCGACAAGGACGCCACCGTCGAAGTCGTCTGGCCGGACCTCGCAGAGATCCCGCTGGACATCCTGATGGTGGCCTTGGAGAAGGCCAACGACATGGACCTCCTCCCCCGGGTCGAGCTGTTGAAGCTGGTCCTGCGGGCCCTGAACATCCGGGACATTGACGACATCCTGGACGAGATGACGGACGAGAACGGAAACCTGATCGAACCGGCAGCCACTGCCGGGGATCAGGCAGCGCAGGCATTCCGGAACGGCCAAGACCCAGCACAAGCACTCAAGTAGGAGAACACCATGGCCATCACCGTCAAAGTAGCGTGCCCCGTCTGCACTGCACGGATCGAATACGAGCATGCAGAACCCGAGGCGTGGGGAGTCGTTAACCTGACCGACCAAGGCTGTGTCGAACTGACGGCGCACGACAAGGCCGGTCTCATCAGAGAACACATGCAGGTCCACCACGCCGATGGAACTTGGGCCAACGCTGTACGGCAACGGGCACAGCACCTCACCGCACTGGTCGGCAGGCTGGACGAACTAGGCAAGTAGGAGGCAGCGGATGGCGGTCACGATGGAAACCCTCCGGATCGTGGCCGACCTCCGGACCCGCCTCGAGAAGATGACCGACGCCCAAACCCTCGCCCTCACCCGGGCATGGGTGGACGCCTACGACGTCATCGCCCCCGAGTTCCGCACCGCGCTCCTCGAACTCATGGCCGCCGCCAAAGACGGGACCGTGTCACGGGCGACGGTCGCGAAGAACCTCCGGATCCGGGACGCCCTCCAAACCACCCGGGACGTCCTGGACGAACTCGCCCGCTCCACCGAAGTCACCGTCTCCAACGACATCGGCCAGGCAGTGCGGGACGCGATCGACACGCACGCCGCGATCATCAACTCCCAGCTGCCGGCCAACGCCACCGGGGTCTCCTTCACACGGGCCCCCGCTGACGCGCTGGCCGCCATCGTGGAACGCACCACCGCACAGATCCACTCCTCCGCCCTGGCCCTGCCGGCTGATGTGGAGAAGGCTATGAAGTCGGCGCTGATCCGGGGCATCGCGGTCGGGGATAACCCGAACCGGACAGCGGGCAGGATCATGGACGCCACCCAGCAGCGGTTCAACGGCGGCCTCACCCGGGCGTTGACGATCTCCCGCACCGAGACGCTGGACGCGCACCGGGCAGCCACCCAGGCCTCCGAGAAGGCGAACAAGAACGTCCTCGAAGAGTGGGAATGGCACGCCGCGCTGAACGCCCGCACCTGCCCGTCCTGCTGGGCCAAGCACGGCACCCGCCACCCCTTGGAGGAAGCCGGGCCCAACGATCACCAGTGCGGCCGCTGCACCCGCGTCACCGTCACCAAGACCTGGGAGGCGCTCGGATTCAAGGGCATCCCCGAACCGGCGTCGGTCACCCCGGACGCACGTACCGTGTTCGACAACCTCACTCCGGACACCCAGCGGCGGATCATGGGCGCCCAGCGCCTGGACCTGCTGCAGTCCGGGAAGATCCAGTGGGCGGACCTATCCACGGTCCGGCACACGGACGGGTGGCGCGACTCCCACATCGTCACCCCGCTGAAGGACCTGCTCTAAGTCCCATCACTCGCGGACGGCTCGTACTGCACCGCCCCGCACCACCTGCACCGCACTTCCAGCGACGCCCCCGTGGCCCGCAGGTGAATGACGTGCGCTTTCCACTCATGCCCCGGGCACTCCCCAGGCACGCCCGCCCCGTCGTTCCGGTCGTCTAGGCCCACACAACCATTCTAGGAGGCTGTCAATGCCGAAGCTCATCACCGAGGCCGGAACCCTCACCGCCGGCCAGACCGGCAAGATCAACGTCCAACTCATCACCCCCGGCTGGGGCTCCTCCGGCTACTACTCCGCGAAGCTCCTCGAGCAGGCCGCGAAGGACAAGGTCTTCCCAGCCGGCACGCAGATGCACATCGACCACATCAGCGCTTCCGAAGAGTACGACCGGCCCGCCGGGTCGTTGCAGACCCTCGCCGCGGTCCTCACCGAGGACGCCGTGTGGGACGGGGAACGGCTCGTCGCCGAGGCCAAGGTCGGTTCCCGCTGGCGGGACATCATCACCGAGTTCGCCGAGAACATCGGCACCTCCGTCTCGGTCGGGGTGGACATGAAAGCCGGCGAGGCCGAGGGCAGGCGCGGGCAGATCATCGAACAGATGTACCCGCACGCTCTGAACCGGGTGGACTTTGTCACCGTCGCGGGCCGGGGCGGGAAGATCGACAAGGTCCTCGAAGCGATCGCCGGCCGCGCCGTCGAAGCGACCGCCTCCGAAACCCACAAGGCCCTGTCCCTTGCCGTGAAGGAAGCCTACGGCGACGACAGCATGTGGACCTGGATTCTCGACTACGACGACAAGGTCGTGTGGTTCTCGCAGGAGTCCGAGACCGGCGCCGCGCTGTACCAGGTCGGGTACACGATGACCGACACCGGCGCGACCCTCACCGGTGAAGCGGTGGAAGTCCGCAAGGTCATCAGCTATGTCCCCATCACTCCCGCCCAGGAGTCCGCAGATTCCGTCCCGAACCCGGCGACGGTTACCGAAAATCAGGAGGAAGCCACCATGGCAACCATTGATGACGCTGAGCTCAAGCAGCTCCGCGAAGCCGCCAGCCGGGCCACCGCGCTGGAAGCAGAAGTGTCCACCCTCAAGAAGGATAACGCCAAGCTGGTCAGCGATGGCCGCACCTCGGCCGCTGAGGCCATCGTCGCCGAAGCGTTCGGGGACATCGAGGCCAAGACCACGCGCACGTCGCTGGTCCGCGCCGCACTGGCGGCCGAGTCCTTTGACCCGGAAGCCCTCAAGGCCACCGCCGTCGAAGCAGCCGCCGAGATCCGCGCCGAACGCGGCGAAGGCAACGTCCACGGCGCCGGCGACACCAAACCCCACGACGCCCGGGAAGCGGCCACGACCGTCTCCGACTCGGACATCCTCAAGGCCCTCAAGGGAGGCAAGTAGACCATGAAGAACCAGCGCTACACCCACGCCAAGCACATCGAAGTCACCTTCCCCTACGCCCGCGTATCCGGTGAACCCGTCCGCGTCGGCGGGATCTGCGGTGTCGCCGTGACCGACGTCGCCAACGGCGCCCGCGGCACCATCTGGCTCGACGGCTCCTACGACGTCTCCGTCACCGGCGCCGTCGCCTCCGAAGGCCTGCCGGTCTACATCACCTCCGCCGGTGCACTGACCACCACGTCCACCGGCAACTACGTCTGGGGCCTCAGCCTCGGCACCAAGGGCTCCGGCGCCGGCAACCTCGAAGTCGCGCCCATCGGCAAATCCACTCAGACCGCGGCAAGCGCGTAAGGAGAACTGACATGAATGTTCTGAACACCGGCGACATCATCGCCAAGGAAGGCTTCCGCCTCGCCCCCACCGTCCGAGAGCGCATCCTGGAAGCCGCGAAGCTCTTCAACGAAGGCGTCGCCGGCAAGTCCGCAGCCGCCGAGTTCCGCATGAAGGAAGCTTTCAGCACCTCGGACTTCCCGCTGCTCCTCGGCGCCGCGTTCCAGATCGAGGCACGCGACCGCTACCAGGACACCACCCCCGAGTGGCAGGCCATCGCCGCGGAGAAGAAGGTCATCGACTTCCGCCCGGCGAAGGTCATCGACGTCAACGGCGGCCGCGACGCGTTCGAGGACGTCTCCGAAGGCGAAGAGTACAAGGGCCGGACCCTGTCCGAAGCCCAGTTCACGTTCTCCGCCGGCAAGACCGGTAACAGCTTCGGACTCACGTTCGAGGCCCGGAAGAACAACCAGTACTACCAGCTGCTGGACTTCCCCGGCCGCTTCGGCACCTCGGCCCGCGCCACGGAGGACCAGAAGGTCTTCGGCACGTTCGTGGACGCCAACGGCCCGATCACGTCGTTCTTCGGCACGGTCGCGAACAAGACCCTGACCGCCGACAACCTGCTCGCCGCCTACAAGACAGTCGCGGCGAAGAAGACCGCTGACGGGCTGCCCATCAACTTCGGTGGCCGCCCGATCAACCTGGTCGTCCCCCCGGCCCTGCAGTTCGAGGCCGAGGCGCTGGTCAACGAGCCCACCGTCGCAGCGAGCGGCACGGCCACGAAGAAGAACCCCCTGTTCGGGAAGTTCAACGTCGTCGTCGCATGGCGCCTCGCCGTGATCGACCAGTCCGCGAACGCCGCGACCACCTGGTACCTGTTCCCGCCCAAGGAATCCGACTACGCCGCACTGGGCAAGGTCACCATGGTCGGCGAAGAGACCGTGGACATCCGCGTGAAGCGTGACCAGGGCGAACGCCCGGACGGCGGCGCGATCGGCATCGAAGAGGGGTCGTTCAACGACGACACCATCTGGTACCGGGGCCGGCACATCACCGGCGGCGCGAAGCTCGACACCACGGGCGCTTACGCCTCCACCGGCACCACCGCCTAACAGGCACCCCCCGGTGCCGGGGTGACGAGCTAACTCCTCCCACCCCGGCACCACCCCCACAACTTCACAGGAGGAACCGTGACGGAACCGATCTACGACGGCGGCACCCCCACCACGGACTTCTCCACCACCGAGACCGGGGCGATCGACTACACGTCCCCGGCCGGCATGGTCCGCCTGAACATCACGGACATCGCCGATAACACCGCCGACCGGTTGTTCAGCGATGACCAGCTGACGGCGTTCCTGACCATGGCCGGGGAGAACATCAACCGGGCCAGCGCCAAAGCCCTCCGGGTCATCGCGGCATCCGAGGTGCTGGTCGGCAAGGTCATCCGTACCCAGGCCGGGACCAGCACGGACGGCGCGAAGGTCTCCGCGGAGCTGCGGGCGCTGGCTGCCGAGTACGAGGCCCAGGCGGACGCAGCCGAACCGGCCGACGAAGGATTCTTCGACGTCATCGGGTACTGCCCGCCGCCCAGCAGCCCAGAGGGCGCCGAAATGCGGTGGTACTGATGCCACTGCCCAACACCCGGGTGATTCACAAGGACTGGGCCGCGCATCACCAGCCCACCGCTGAGGGTACCGAGACCGCCCCCGGAAAGGTGTGGCGGATCAGCGACGGCCCCGCCCCCTACCCCAAACCGGAGGGCTGGACCGGGGAGACCCTGATCCATCAGGCCATGTTCAACGTTCAGCCGCTCAATCGTGAAGGTGGCGGCACCCCGGGCGAGCAGCCCACCGCGGAGCGGCAATACACCGTGACGACCTCGGTCATCGAGGCGCCGGCGTTCCGGGCTGGTGAGCGCGGTGACGTCATCGAGGCGCTCGGCCGCCGGCTCCGGATCTCCTCCATCATGTTCGGCACCGAACTGTGGGAGATCGCCTTCATCTGCACCGACAACATCACGCAGCAGAACCCCGCATAGGAGGCCACGGTGGGAATCGACGCATCAGACTTCCGCAAGCTCTCCGCTGACCTCTCCAGGGCGCAGACAAAGACCGGGCCCCGGGCGCAGATCGTGGTCCGCAAGTCCCTGGTGGACGGTGTGGCAGCGGCGAAGAACCGGGTGCCCGTCGATACCGGGAACCTGAAGGGCAGCATCAGCCATTCGGATCTTCGCACGGTCGGCAGCACCGGCTCCATCGGCGGCGAGTTCGGGCCCACCGCCAACTACGGCGAGTACGTCGAACTCGGCACCTCCCGGATGGCGCCGCAACCCTACATGGGTCCTGCCGCTGACCTGATCACCCCGGCCTTTGAGCTGGCCATGGCGCAGCTGGCGGAGGAGGTCCTGGGTGATTGACCCCGACAGCCTCACCGGCCCCGTGCTGGCCGCCCTGACCGCCGTCCCGGGCATCAGCGTGTACGACGGCTACGTCCCCGACAAGGTCCCGGAGACGGGCGGCTTCATCGACCCCTACGTCATCCTCTGGGCAGGCAACCCGGACGAACCGGACGAACTGACCACGGACGGGGTGCAGGACGCCGACAGCGTCGTCTGGGACTTCCAAACCACCACCGTGGCCGCCACCCACGGGCTGTGCCGCGAGGTGAACCACGCCGTCACCACGGCACTCAGGAACCTCCGGGTCCGCACCGGGCGCGTCCGCACCAACCCGGACGGCTTCAACCAGCAGTACCCGATCCTCGACACCCAAACCAGCCCGGCCCGCTTCATGCTCCCCCGGCAGTGGCGGCTCATCACCAACTAGGAGGCCCCCATGGCAGACGACGGATTCATCACCGCAGTACCCCCGGGCGGCGGCGAGAAACGCCGAGTGCCCAAGCACTACCTGAACGAACCGTTCAACTTCAAACTCCCGCCCTCCAAACGGCAGGTCCGGGAACCGGCCACTCCGGCCACAGCCAAAGTAACCGAACCGGCCAAGCCGGAGACAGAGGAGGACAGCTGACATGAAAGTCGCTGCTGACGGCAAGAAGAAGTTCACTCTCCTGACCGCGGCCCCCGCCGCCGCGTCCAGGATTCCCACCGTGACCGAACTCAACGCAGGGATCGACATCTCCTGCGCGGTGCTCGACTCGGACGCCAACTGGTCTAACACCGCGTCGGACCGCTTCAACGAGAAGCCCGCCTGCACCAAGGGCAACTCCCAGGCTCTGGGCGCGTCCAACTACGACACCGCCCTGACGTTCCTGCGCGAGTACCTGGACGCTGGCGGCCCCGACAGTGTGGGCGATGACAAGGGCTATGAGGCTGTGCGCGTCAAGGGCACCACCTCGTGGATCTACCTCCGCGAGTCGGACAAGGACTCCACGGAGCCTTGGGCTGCCGGGGACGTCATCGACCTCGGCGGCGAAGTGGTCTCCGACGCTCCGATGCGCGTGAACAACGACGGCAACATCAAGCGCCGCATCGAGTTCCTGCCGCAGAACATGATCACTGAAGTACCGGTTGGCGCCGGGTCCTAACAGACCGGGTGGCTGGGCGTAAATTCAGGCTCCGCCCAGCCACCCACCAACGCCACGTACAGAGCCTGATACCCACAACTTTGGAGCCTGAAACCCCATGAGCACACGCGGAGTGAACCTCAACTTCGATTCAATTCCAGATCCCAGGGCTATTGCCTGGCTGGAAGCGAACAACCTCGACCCACAGGACGTACCGGCCGCCCAGGAAGCACTCGTCCACGACGGGCACGGCGTTCCTGTACTGGCCATCGCCGTATTCACCCGCGACCAGGATGGCAACAAGATCATCGGCAGCTTCGGATTCGTGAAACACATCCGAGTCGTGCCGCTGCTGTCCGCCCCCGAAGACCACAACCTTTAGACCAGATGGAGCCTGAAACTCTCATGACTGAACTGAACCCCGCCACCTTTGACCTTGACGCCTGGGCAACCGACGCGTCCCTGCCCGAAGAGTCCGCCGACGTGTACAAGCGTGCCGACGTGATCGGGGAGCTCTCCGCCCTGCAGCGCAAGATCGCGATCCGCCGTGAAGCGTTCAAGGGTGAGAAGACCGCCAACGGCGACAAGGAACTCACGGAGATGGAGCGCCGCCACACCGAACTGGTGGAGACCTTCGCCGGCTCCAAGCTCACCGTGTTCGTCAGGGCACTGACCTCGGATGAACTGGCGGACCTTCGCGAAGCCCATGACAAGGCCACCCAAGGCATGGATCCGCAGCGGGCCAACAAAGAGTTCGGCTTCGACCTGCTCGCCGCATCGATCATCTCCGTGCAGCCCGCCGGCGGTGAACGCTACGACGTGCGATGGGACACCCACATGATCAAGCGGCTGGAGAAGGCCATCGGCCCGGCCCAGATGACCGAGATCCTCAACGCACGCCAGTACGCACAGAACGCCGTCCCCACCGTGGACGCCGATTTTTTGCGCAAGTCCTCTGGCACGGAAGCTGGAGCAGAGTAGTCCAAGTCCTCCGCACCGCCCGGACCCACGGTAAGCCGCCGTCCCATTGGATCAACGGCAACCGTGGCGGGTGGACGGAACGTGACTACCTGTGGACGCTGGCCCTGACCATCTACGAGGACGGCCTCTGTTCGTGTGGTGCCCCCGTGGCCATCGCTCATCACCCTGATAACGATGGCTGGTTCGACGCTCACAAGACCCAGTGCCACCGGTGCGCGGCCCAGGAGCGCGCAGTCAAGGGCAACGGCAAGGACCCGTACGAACCCGTCCCAGGTGAGAAGGTCTACGCCACGTACACACGGCCGGAATCCAAGCCGCTGCCACCGCTCTAGGGCTGTTTGTTTTCGAGCGCGTGCAGCACCCGGCGTGCGAAGCCGATCCCGGCCAGCACCAGCCCGATCAGCACCAGCCACAGGCCATTGGCATTACCGCCGCCGCTGAGGATCGCGATCGTCAGCAGCACACCCGCGAAAGCGAGCATCAGCCCGCCCTGGATGAGTCCGGTGCGTGGCCTTTTGGTTACTTCCCCCGTTTGAGTCATGCCGTCATTCTGCCATGACCTCCACCCCCATCCCTAGGAGGCCCCATGTCAACGCGCTCTGTGAAGGTTGTACTTGAGGCTGAGGTCAACAAGTACCTCGATAACGTCAAGAAGGCGGAGAAGGCGGCTTCAGACGCGGGGGCAGCGGCTGAGGCGGCCGGGAAGAAGGTTGACCAGGCGCAGCAGCAGGCAGCCGGGGCGACGGACAAGGCGGCCGAGGCGAACAAGAAGCACGGCGCCTCCGGGGAAGAGTCAGCGAAGGGTTCGGAGAAGTCA